AACACGTCTAACCCAATAACTTGATATAACTCTGCCTGATATTCTTTAATCTTGTTATCTTCGTTATATTGCTGTACTACATTTGGTAAATGATATTCATAAAACTCTGCATCAGAATATGCAACTGCAATGCTGTCAGAGTTCTCCCAATAATAACTAGCTTCTTCATAATACATTTCCCAGTAGCCATCTTCAGTAACAGGGTCTGTTTCAATCCATATATAATAATCATCTATTTCATCATTTCCATTTAAGTCGTGTAAAGGTACTAAATAATCTGTATAACCATATTCATAAGCTAACTCCCACCAAGCACCTTCATAATCTTCTATTGCAGGGTGTCCATATACTGGGTGTCCTTTAACAGTAAAGCCTGTTGTAAAGTCAATAAACCAAAAGTGTTTTCTGTATCTAAAATCAAGTTCTGCAAATTCTAAATCTCTACTTTCTTTGTTAGTGTATTTGCCCTTCATTACATACTTATCATTAGACCATTTAATCCATACTTCAGCATCTTTAAACTCATTGTTTCTGTTTCTAACATCTGAATACTTAAATAGATATTCCCAACCATTTACTGCACCTATTACTGCTTTGTCTGCTAATGATGATTCATTTCCTTTGTAGAATCTGCTCCTTGATTGATATGGAAACAATGCTATCTTTCTTAAACCTATTGTATAATTATAATCATCTTTTAATACTTGATTACCTTTTACATAGGGTGTACCCATTGAGCCACTAACATATAAAGTCGAATAATCAAAGAAACCACCAAACACCAAGCTACTAAACGTAACCACATACCCAATATAATTTTTATATCTTCCATTCAGCATTACTTTTTCCTTTTTCTTTTAGAAGCATAAGTTTTAGTTTTTGTTTTTAATACTCTTTTTCTTGTTGCTTTTTTTAAACCTGTTTTAATTTTACCGTAAGCCATTAGAACCTCCCTTTTGAACTTTTTTCTACTTTAGTTAATCTATCTTCAAATGCACTTATTTTAGCTGATAGTGCATCTAATTTGTCTTTACAATCATCAATACCTGATAAATCAACTTCAGGTATGTCAATCTTTCTATTTTTTAATTTATTTAATTCTGTTTTAATGTATGTTAAATCACTAGCTAATGGTGTAAGCTGTGTAGATAATGTTTTTAAATCTTTAAATGTTTCATCATACTCATCTAATTTGTAAGATATAATCTTTAAATCACCCATAGACTTAATATTGTTAATCTCTTTAGTATTATCTTCTACTGCACCAGTTAATGTAAAATAAACACCTACACCTGATACTACTACGAACATAATAGTTACTAGAAATTTTAAATCCATTTGAAATGCTGTATTTTCGCCTATTTTGTGAGCCATTGGTTCTTCCTCTTTTATTTCTATTGTTTTATTTATCTGTTGGTCATTTAATGCTTCAGCTACTTCTTCTACTGTAACTAATCCTTCTTCTATTAATACTTTACCTAAAGGAACAGGTCTGTCATAATTAATTGCTTGTTCTGCTTGTTTATGTAAAGCTAGTTTTAATTGTTTCTTATTTATATAACCTTTTAATAATAATAAATCACCTATCTTCATACTACTACCTTAAATATTGTTTTACCTACATTTAATTTATCGTGGCTCTTTGCATTATATGATTCTAATGATTTCTCTATATCATACATATCATCTGTATAGTTTTGTAAATCAACTTTAATACCATCTCTATTACCATTGTCATAAAATATATAACAGTTCTGTGATGCTCTGCCTGATAAACCTAAACCTTTTTCACTATATTCATTACTTCCACACATAGAACTTGACCTACTAAACCTATCTGAAACTCTTGCAGAATGTATATGCCCAAAGACAATATAGTCTATTTTTATTCCTCTTGCACTATATCTGCCCATTATCTGCGTTACACTTGTGTCTAAACCTTTTTTAATACTACCGTTTCCGTGTAACATTAATAAATTTTGCCCTGCAACTTCAACTACTAATTCAGTAGGGTCGCCATCAATAAAATTTACATCAGAATCTTTAAATAAATATTCAAGTGTTTTAAATATTGTAAAATCATAATTATCAGAAGCTAGATTTTTACTCCAACCCCAATCCTTCTTAACTCTGCTTTCATTCCCTGTTACCATAGCCACAGAAACGTTAAAATTGCTGTTTAAATCCATTATTACTTGTTGTAGTATATCAACTGCTAGGAACGTAGCTTTTGCTCTATTTGTAGCCATATTTAGAAGTTCATCTAATCTTCTATCTGAATTAAGCAAATCACCTGTCATAGCTACCAATATATTAGTAACGCCAAATGCTTTAAAATATTTAGTAGCTTTTTTTACAAAATACTTGCATCTTTTAGAAGCTATTTCAAAATCATACTGGTTTACGGATAAATCAATAAGCTCGTTAAAATGAATGTCTGAAAGCTGTAAAACTCCACCACAGCTTGTTTCTTCACTATGCTTTTGTGTATATGTTGATAACTTATATTTGTCAAAAAGCCTTGTTAATTGTTTTGTATATTCAGAAACTGCATTTTCTACTCTTGCATATTCCCTGAATGACTTGTTTTGTATTCTGTTTTTATCTTGTGCTGATTGTTTTTGTTTAGCTAGTCTTACGTTTTCTTGTATTAATTCAAGATTTTCAATAACATAAACAGACTTATGTCCACATACATTACATTCATATCTTTGTCTGCCTTTTTCAAATCCACATTTAACTAGATTTGGTGCAAAGCAATGTTTACAAAACATATATTATTCCACTTTAGCTATTCTATCACTTAATTCTTTAGCACGTCTTGGTGTGTCATCTCTAGCCCATTTACTATCTAGCATTTCTACTGAAGCCATCTGATAGTCTTTATTTGCTATGTATTTGATTGTTTTTTTAAACTTACTAAATGCAGACACACCTAACTGATAATTCATATTCATTACCACATCTCTTACTTCTTGAGGTGCAGGTAAGAACCAATCATATTTGCCTGACAATGTATATTTAAGGTTTTCTAAATCTTCTTCTAACCATTCAGTAGCTTGTTCTTCAGTTACTTGTAAGTATTTAATCCTTTTACCATATCCAATAGTATCGTAACCTGCTGTGCATTTATACACAACAGAACTAAATCCTTCGTGCTTTTTAATGTCATCTATTAAAGCCATTATTTGTATTGTATATGAAATCTAAATGTTAAATCATTAGCTGCATAAGTAGCCACAGATGTAGTAGTAACAAAGAAATAAACACTTGTTGAATCATTTGCTGCTTGTAACATAAAATTCAATGAATCAAAACCACCTGTTTTTGTTGAACCACCTGTTGCAAAATTGCCTAAATCGTGGTCATTTGTAAGTGAAACAGAACCTAAAAAACCTGCTGCTGCACCATCTGCTGCTGAAATATCACAAGCATCATTAGCAGAACCTACTGATTGGTTATTAGTTATTAAATGAACAACATAGTTAAGGTCATCTGCTTTTTTACTATTGTAAGTAATGTTAAGTAATTTAGAACAACCACCTTTGCCTAATACTGCATTAGGTATTTCAACTCTATTAAACATTATATCACCTGATGCGTATTCGTCTGTATGCAAAGTAGGTGTTACATCTATTACTGCGTAATTACTATGATTATTCATCTGCTCCCTCTGCTTTCTTTTTAGCTTTAGCTTTAGGTTTAGGTTTAGCTTTAGCTTTAGGTTTTTCTTTTTTAATTTCATTACCTTCAGCATCACATTCAATAAATCTAGCTTTTAAATTATCTTCATTATGATACTTGTGCATTTTAACTATAACACCGTTAGGTTTTTTAAAATATTTTTCCATATAATTTTTTTTCTCCAGTTATACAAGGGTGATGTATCCGACACACCACCCTTGCTTGTTTTCAATCAATTAAGAAACGTCTGATAAAATATAAACACCAAATGCGTCTTTTATTTCAACTTGTCCCCAGAAGCCAACAGCTACATATTCTGTTGTTCTGAAAGATGCGTTTCTTTCTGTTTCTATTCTGAATAATCCTTCAGGTCCTACTGCTAGTCCAACTGCACCTTTAGAAAATGCAAAACCTGCTGCATCTCCACCTGATGAAACATCTTCATCAATTTGGTCTGACCAATACACATTAAAACCTGCTATTGTACCAATCATACCTGTTGATAGTGCTTCTTGTCCTTGCATACCTAACAAACCTAATGGTCTAGCTGTTGCTGTATCAGTAGTAGATGAACCTGCTGTATCTAATGCTGAATTGTTAGTTAAAGCAATCAATCCTTTTGAACCCCAAACCTGTTTTGGTGATAAAACCAAATTGTAAGGGAAAGGCGCACCTGCTGCTCTTAACTGACGCATAGAGCCAAAGATATGTGATAAAGCTAATGTTGATGATGCACCACATTCTGTTTGTGAAAATGTTTTACCTAATTCTACTAGGTCATCATCAAGTTTAGCTGCAACTGCATTACCAAGTATTTGTCCAACATTACCTGTTAAATCATCTGCGTTACCCATTACTGCTAAATCACTAACATCTGCTCTAATAACGTGTTCACTTACTGTTGCACTTCTTGCAGTAGTAGTCATTGATACAACAGTTGATTGGTCTGCACCATCTGCAACTGCATCTACACTACTTGATGCTACTTTTGTATAATCAGGAAATTGTACTGTGATAGCACCTTTTACTGCTTGTTTTGATGTTACTAAAGGTAGCATAACGTTTGTATGGTTAAATGCTATTACAGCATCACCAATAGTTTTTCCTAATCCACCTTGTGCTACACCTGTATCTGTTTCTGCCATTACTGGTTACCTCTTTAAAGTGTCTTTCAACTGCTTGTTAGCCTTCATTTTGACACCAATCACTATGTGATTTCGGTTAATTTTGTTCATAAGGTTTCTTTAATGTTCCCTTACCAAATCCTGCAAACGTACCTAAAGAAGTAGCTGTTAATGATTTACCTTCTTGTGTTCTAGTTGCTCTTGATTCCATCTCATCAATATATTCATCAAAAGTCATCTTTCCACCTTTGTAATCAACATCAACATCACCATCTTTTTTAGGTTTTAAGGTCATATCATTGTTAGGGTCAAAATCTACACCACCTAACTTGCTATGTTTTTTAATATCCAATCTTTATACCTTGTCCTTGTGGTGTTTGGTTAGCCTTTTTATAGCCTTCAGGGTCTTTAGTTGCCCATTCAGCATAAGAACTATAACCTCCCATTTCACCTGCTTTACCACTTGTGGCTCTTGCAGTTGAAGTAGAAGGTGCATTAACATTAGTAACCTTATTTACATAAGTTTCTAGTTTATTTAAATCACTCAAACCTTCTGCTATTGACTTATCTTCATCAGTAGTTAATTTACCCATTAATGATTCTCTTTTATCAGTTTGGTATGTGTTCCAGCTATCAGCTTGACCTTTAAAAGAATCACGTTCCTGTGTCATTAAATCAAGTGCTTCTTTCAGCTTTCCATCTTCTACTAACTTAGCTTCAGCTTTTGATTTGTTATCAGAGTTCATCTTATCAATCTGTGCTTGTAACTTACCTACCTGTGAAGCCATATCATTTTTAGCTTGATTAACTTCTTGGAATCTATCATAAGGTACATTCTTTTCACTAGCTTCTGTGCTAGGATTGTTTGCCTGTGTTTCTTCAGGAGTAGTTTGAGTTTCTACATTTTCATTTGACATATTTAACCTCTTTTGTGAGTTTTTATTGAAAATTCTTAATTATAATATAATTTTATAATTGTAAAATAAAACAATTATTTTTTAATAGGTAAAAAAAAAGCCACAATTAAGTGGCTCTTTTCTTTTAATATTTCTCCCTAGTTAAGTTTATTTACAAATTGTTTTACATTTTTAAAAGTTTCAAAATCTTCATCAAAACCACCACCTCTTAATATAAATCTTATACCACTTAATGCTTCTCTTGTGATAGAATCCATATTAGAAACTCTTTCTATTTCTATTCCTCTTGTACTTATTAAATGTTTGTTAATTAGTTTTAAAGTTTTCATTTGTTTCTCCCTAGTTGATGGAAGTGGCTTACGCCACCTCCAAGTTAATTAATTTATGATTATCAATGTCTTGGTATTTATTTTCAACATAAGCACAAGCCATTGGATTTCCTTTATAATCATCAGCACCTGAATTTTCGTCATAATGAATAATACCCTTTTCAACTAATGAAGGTATCAAACCTCTAACAACTTTCATATTATAATCATAATCTGTTATATAATCAAAGAAACCACAACCATCATCACTATAATCACTATTCATAATTCCTGTTAAAAAATTATATTCTTTTTTTGTTACTCTCATTTTTGTTTCTCCCTAGTTAATTTACAAAACATTTTATATTCTTCAACTAATTCTGAAAAAGACAACCCCCATAAACGAAATTCAAAATGTAATGTTTCTTTTTCTTTTTTATATGCCCTACCATATATTTCTTTCATTATACAATGTGTTAAACCTTTATCAGTATAACCATCATACATTCCATCATATTTTTTTATTTTTTCCATTTTTTGTTTTTCCCTAGTTATTTAATTGTGTTTCCCTTAACACTATAATAACTTAATATATCTTTAACTTATAAACAAACTATTTTTATTTATTTTTTTCCTACCTTATGTTTTGTCGTTTTATTCTTACCAAATATCTTTATTAAACCTTTACCATTATACTTTTCTGCTTCTTTGAATAAGTAAGATTGT